AAAAACTTTAGACGGTGGTTCTGGAACATACACCAACAACACTTTTCAAGTTTTGTTTAACAGGCTTTTTTCTACTGCGGAAAAAGGCATTACATTACCTTTTAGCACCGTACCAAGTGTATTGGACTCATTAATACAATAATGCAAGCATACTACGATGGAACGCCACTGTTGCACCCCAGCGAAGATGTACTTCAATATGCAAGTACAGACGGTATGCTATTGATTGAAGACTACCTTCAAGGAATTTATAATACAAATGTAGATTCCACAGATATCTACTCCCCTACCCAACAAAACATTTACAGCAAATTACAATTAGGGCAGTTGTACTGGCCTACTGGAGCTAAAAGATTTGGCTGTGGGTTATTCTTAGTCAGTTCAGACTTTTTAGAAAAATTACCAAAGTTTGATTTATCAGGTAGTGCGGATTCAGAAGACACATTAGGTGGTTTACGCTCCACCGTAAACCACCTGCATAGGTACACATCAAAAAATTTAGATCTTTCAGAAGGCTACAAACCACTACAAGCTAAAATGTGGATGTTGCCCCCTAGGCCACTATTTCAACAGCGTAGGGTTCCTACAGGATTAGCAGAAAACACCGCACGAATTCCTTACCCGCACCTTAATGGTATTTGGGTACTTCCATTAGTGGATGATAGGTATTTTTGGTGGAACTTTACCACAGGCGATTTTAAACTTCCTACATGCACTAGTTGGGAAAACCTATTCAAAGCTATTTTTAAAAACTTAGGGTACACAGATTCACAAATTATAATAGACCCTATCTCAGTAGATTACTTGTTTCCGCACTCTATATTTAGAACAGCTTCGCAATTGACTAAGGTTCCTCTTCTCCTAGATACAATTGCACATTCGTGCGGCACTAGGATTATTTTAAACTACGATGGTAGTGTTCGTGTGATGAACGCACAGAAAAGTTTTGAAGAGGACAGCACAAGATACTCTACATCAAACACGCAGAGGTCTGGTGGTTTTGGAAGCTTGATATCTACTGCAAAAGATTCAATGGCTTCTAATTACTCAACTAATTCTGACATTACAAAAAGTGAAACAGAGTTTAAAAAACTAAAAAGTATCATGCGCGATACTGCGGGTGTAATACCCAGGGCAATTAGCTTTTTAATGTCTGGGTCAGTGTACGCCACAGTTACAACAGAAGGTGGCGGAGAGACAGGTAATGTTGTTAACGCCGAAGGTGATGACAACACTAATTCTGCTTTTATGTCAGGTGGTCAGGTTTACTATTATACCTCTACAGATGCATCTCCGTTACCACCAAGCACATTTACGCGCAACATTGGCGGTACAACTACAGAAGTTGTTACACCTATTTCAGGAGATTACGCTTACGACCTAAATAAGAAACTACTATACCCATTCACTACAACTTGGGGCGAACCATCATCAGGGAAATCACTACCTTCTAAATATTTTAAAATTAATGCATCTAGCTATAAATTAAAGGTAAAAAGCTGTCCAGAATACGCGCAAAAGCCTAGCAACAAGACAGATAAAGAATTTAGCCAAACCCAGCTAAACAACTTTATTGAGGTGTATAAGAACGACTGGCTTCTGTATCAGATGAGCGATGTTAATCTAATTTTAAACGGTATAGAAAAGATAGATCCTACCGGAATGTTTGACTATGTTCTGTACGACATCGGCAATATAGTAACTAAAGTTGCAAGAGCACCCTACAACGACCCAGTACAAGATATTTACATTGAGTCGTACCTAGGTGATGAATCAGGGTGTGATGCTGATGCCTACCCATGCGGTCAATGCAAGGGTATGCAGGGCGGTAGTCTCACTAGCCAGCTATACGGTTTTGGTAACTCTAGTATGTTTTTACCCTACAGCCCGGTGCAGGTAAAAAACTCTACACTTCCAATTAATGCCGATCCAGCTAACTACCCGAACTACCACAAGCCACCATATGTAGTTAAATTTTGCTTAGGATCTGCTGTTGGTAATGTTGCCCTGGATTATCATTTCCAAACACAGGCAATGGTATCGGTGTATTGGAATGGTAGCAAGGTAACATCACGCCAAATTAACGGTGCAAAATCTTTTACCTGCCAAGGATGTGCACAATGTTGGGGAAGACTCACATTTGCAAAAACTGCAAAAACCCCTGCGTACGCAACCGTAGTAATTGAAAAAGTAAACGACTACGACACAGATTTACAGCTATTACAAAACCAAAATTGGTACATGAATATGAGGTGTGTAGATTCACAGCCATACCCTGCACCCAGGGCGGTTGCGTGCGATCAGAAGCTGGATGAGGTTGGTGGAATATTTACCTTAGGTATGTTTACTAGTATTCCAATTAACATACCATCGAGCAGCAATGGTTTAGTACCAAACACCTCAGTATGTGTAGCGGACGCAGCAGAATCAGACTTTCAGTGCGGTGGGGTAAATTGCACTATACCTGCAAACCTTATAATGTCTTTTGAATCACCTCCTGACTCTTGCAAGTGGTTAAAAGACATCACAATACCATTACAGCAATCTGTTTTTGATGGTGGTTGGGCTGGAATAAATGATCAGTTTGGCCCTTTAAAAGACATAATCCAAGCCAAGCTAAGGTTAGTAGGTAACAACGGATTTGACCTTACATTTAAAGATATAGTCAATGTATCTAAGCCCCAAGTACAACTGACTTCTGGAACTACCTGTATTTGCACACCTTTTAAATTACAGTTTATGGCAGGTAATTTAACTTCATTCTCTTGCGTAGGCTCAACCACAAAAATAATTATTCAAGAGGCATAACATGCAGATCCAATTTAAAAATGGCCCATCTTCTGTAATAGAAGCAAACGCAGCAGCTAATGCGTACCTAGCTGGTGAACCAGCCTACGCAAACAACACCAATAGTCTATACATTGGTGGGGTTCTACTATCCACAGGTGCTACTTATTATGTCCAGGGCACACAACCCACAGACCCAACTAACCCTGAGACTGCTAAAGCTTTTTGGTTTGATACAGACGATAACTTTTTATACATCTGGAAGTACGCTGGTGGCACAGGCGCGTGGACTCGTGTTCTAGCTTCAGGGTCAACAGGCCCTGCCGGACCAACTGGCGCAATAGGCGCAATAGGCGCACAAGGATTACAAGGTATTCAAGGCGTTCGTGGATCTACCTTTTTATCAGGCACAACAGGCCCAATTTCAACAACTACTGCGATAGATGGGGATTACTTCCTTAATACAACAACACGCTTATTATACGGCCCTAGGGTCACTACAAACGGCGTTGTCAGTTGGGGCGGCGCAATAGACCTAAAAGGAGAAACCGGGGCACAAGGGCCACAGGGAATTCAGGGTTTAGCTGGTGCTGATGGACCCGCAGGTTCTAAAATTTTCTACGGAAACGAAGTACCAACTACTAACTTTCCTAACCCTACAGAGCGTAGGGAAGGTGACTTTTTTATAAATCTAGTCACAGGCAGGCTGTACGGTGGTTACACAAATTCACAAGGTTGGGGGGCAGGTGTATCTCTCCTAGGCCCACAAGGTGTAGCAGGCCCACAGGGTAATGCAGGTAGTGCTGGTCTAGAATGGCGCGGAACATGGTCATCGGGAACAACCTACCCTGAACATTCGGTTGTTCAATATCTAGGCTCTAGCTATGTATCAATAAAAACTACAACCAATATACCGACTAACGCCGAGTATTGGGATTTAGTAGCGTCTAAGGGCACAGGAAGCACAGGAAGTGGTGTTGCAAATATAATTGCAAATGAACCATTAGTATGGGATTCAACCACAAGCTCACTTACCTTTAGTGTGCCAAATGCAGCTACGGGCAATGTTCTAAAATACAACGGAACAGCATGGGTAGCCGGACCTAGTGATGCAGCTAAATCAATACACTCTGGAACAGGTGCTCCAACCTCCACAATAGGGGTAATTGGCGACTTTTACATGCAAATGGCAGGTACAGGTGCTCCAATACTATTTGGGCCTAAAACAGCACCTGGGTGGGGTTCTGGTGTGTCACTTTTAGGGGCTAGTGGACAAAATGGTATAGCTGGTCCTGCTGGTGCTGATGGCACCGCAGGTATGGAGTGGAACGGCACATGGGATCCTACCGTAAACTACTCCAAGGGCGCGGTAGTTTACTACCTAGGATCGGTGTATATTTGTGAAATTAACAACACCTTAAACATCACGCCGAACACCACTGCTAATTGGGATCTACTAGTTGCTAAGGGTGCACAGGGCGACCCTGCTAATGTGGTTGGAACCGCGCCTGTTGTTATTACCTCAAACACAACAGGTACTGCACCTAACACAGTAACAACACTCACTGTGGCACTATCTGCGGGTACTAACACAGGTGATGTTTTAACTTGGAATAACACAACTAAATCATGGTCATCAGTTGCACCAAATATACTTTTAGATGGTTTAGATGATGTTGTAATAACAAGTGTTAAGTCTGGTGAGGTTTTAACCTACAACGGCACAAAGTGGGTTAACGGCGAAATAACCTTAGACTCACTTTTAGATGTTACAACCACTACGCCTACAAACGGTCAAATTCTATCCTTTAATGGCACTATTTGGAAAAATGCAGATACAGTAAGCACCATTAACGCAACTTTACCTTTGTCCTGGGATAAAACTAAATCCACTATTAGCATTACAGCGGGTACAAAAAACAATCAGGCTTTGTTATGGGATACTACCTCTTCTTCATGGAAAATAAACTCACTTCCCCCTGCTGATATAACTGCTAATCAACCACTATTCTGGAATTCTACAGATAAGACACTTTCGTTTAGTGTTAACGCACAATCGGGTAATGTGTTGATTTATGATGGTGTTAATTGGGTTGCAGGAACACCCTACGACCACTCTAGACCAACCATACTGTGGGGTGAAGGTGTACCAGAACAGGGTTTTGGAAGATCTGGTGATTTCTACATCGACACTGTAGGACACTATTTGTACGGTCCAAAGTGTAGCGGTTGTTTAAACAACAAATGGACTACTATTCAAGCTCCTGTAAATTTAGTTGGGCCTGCTGGACCTACAGGTGCTGCTGGAAGTCAGGGAGTTCAGGGAGTACAAGGTTTAATAGGGCCAATGGGTCCACAAGGAAATTCCACACAAAATCTAATTCGTAAAGTAGATTTTGTTGGGGCTACAATGCCACCATCTACAGACTACAACTACCTTGGGAACAACGGCGATTTCTTAATTGTAAACGGCGCATCAAGTGTACGGTGGTACGGACCTAAGGTTAGCGGCGCATGGCCTTCCACATTTATAGAACTAAAGGGAACCGCTGGTTTACAAGGTTTAAAAGGTGACACAGGCGCACAGGGGGTTCAAGGACCTCAGGCAGGTCAAATTATCCACAGTGCTGTAGTAAATTCAAATTTATCTATACCGCCCGACCCATCTTCATCTTTAGGTGCTGTAGGTGATTTTCATATTACAGAACTAAACACCTCCTTAGGTGAATATGTTGGTAGTTTTTTGTTTGGGCCTAAAACCACTAATACGACTGACCCTTGGGGAACTCCTAGAAATTTGCGCGGGCCTTCAGGATCTATAGGAAGCACAGGGCCACAGGGACCAGCAGGTGTTTCACCTAATCCAGCTTTATCCGATATAAATGGCGGTTTGTTCAACACAGGCACAACACAAAACCCAACACTAGCTGTAAAAACTACCACAGGCACAGGCCTAGTATTAAAAAATATTGGAACATCCACAAGCCCACATTTAGCTTTAGATTTAGGGGCTTTAGGTGTGTTTTATTTAGACAGTCTTAATCAATTAAGGCTTAGACCTGTATCTAACAACGCATCCCAAAGAAGGAGCTTTTTTGGCATATGAAAACAATAATTTTAAACAATAAATCTAGGCTATATGTTCAATCACAAGGTGTTGCGTGCAATGTTACGGCAACCACACATTTGATGGAATTTGTAAAAAATTCTAATTTGTACCCTGGGTCTATAGGAGAAGAAAACTACGAGCGTATTTTCTACAGCCAACCCTCGCAGAACAATGTAAATACTCTTGTTGAGCACACTACAGAAAAGACAAGAATTGTGCGAGAGATTTACCTATACAACAACGCGCTAACCTCGCAAGTGTATAGCTTAAGAATTCGTAGCTACACAGATTTAACTTTGCCAACAGGAACATCAACAGGACAAAAAGATAATCCTGATAACTACAAAGACACATGCCTAATAGACCTTAACTTAGCACCTGAAAAGGTGTGGAGATTATCTGAAGCGTTTCTACTTAGCTACCCTTCCGTAATTGTTTTAGACAATCAAAATATGGATGAAATATCCATAGTAACCGCACCAACAGGCACACAGACTCTAAACAGTTCAGACGCTGTGCATGTGACTGTCTCCCACGGAATTACTGGAGACACTACTTGGGGAATAACGGAGACACTAACACAGAAGGTAATCACAGGCGCAGGTAACACATCAATTTACAAGTTACCAACCTCTGCATCACCTAACTCTACAATTATAAAACAAATCTGTCTTTACAACAGCAGTGCAAAAACTATTCGCATAAAATTAGGTTTTGGGCCTCCTACATCAAGCAATTTACAAGGTTATCTTTTTGACGGCGAATTAGCACCTAACAAGAGTTGGTGGAGTGATGGAAACACTTATCAAAAAATAGAAGACTACACTAGTGGAACTGGCGGATCTGGAGGATCCGGCAGTAGTGGTTCTATAGCACTAAATCCTGTTTTACCTCTTAACTATCAGTCCACAGGAAGTGTTTTAAAAATAGCACAAGCTGGTGCAACAGACAGGCAGGTTTTAGGTTGGGATGACACAGCAAAGGAGTGGAGGCCACAGGACAACCTAGAAGTGTTGACACCTGTTTACCCTCTGGAGTACAATATGAACACATTACAACTCCTATTAGGGCGTAATAATGCTGTAGATGGTCAAGCCCTAGTATGGAACACAGCCAACAACAGGTGGCAACCTGGAACATCAGGTGCACCAACTAACGCATCGGCTGGTTTGGTAATAGACGGAGGTAGCTACTAATGGCAATTATTAAAGCACTTAAAATACTGACACAGCCCCAGGGCGCACGGTATAACGCTACACTAAGCACACAACCTGTTATTCAGGTTGGTAATTTAGATACGGTTACTAACGCATTCACCGTAGATACTGCGTATGTTGGTACGGTTCTAGTTGTTGAGGGTGCTGGTAATGCTGGTTATAACTTAAGCGGTACACTATCAATACCGTTTGTAAATGGTGTAGCAACATTTACTAATGTGGGATTTGTACCAGATTCCGCAAATAGCACATTAGATATTACACCTGCGTCTCTATCTTTCGTTACGACTAATTTAAATGTTGTGTCTTCAATAACATTTTCAATTTCTAACGCTTCTAAGTTAGTTATAACATCATCACCTGTACCAACGACTACGGTATTAAACCGTGTGATGCAGATACCTGTAAAAGTGCAATTTAGAGATGCGTCAAACAATGACATACCTTTAGAGGGTATTTCAATTGTAGCAACAGCAGTAGGAGCTACCTTAAGCGGTACAACGACACTACAAAGCGCCTCTGGTGGTTTTGCAATATTTACACAGTTAACTTTTTCAGGTGGCGCTAATGCAGTAGTGACATTCTCTTCTCAAGGAATGACACCCGCAACACTTAATTTAAATCTTCAATATTTAGACATAATAAAACCTAGAAGAAGCTTAGTTGCAGGCGATTTTCCTGTTTCTGGAGATTTAGTACCTTTTGAGATAGCTATTAATATTCCAGATAAGCAGTTATGGGTTGCAGATCAAACGGGAACACCTGTTCTTATTAGTACTAGTGGCGGGGGGAGTGGATCAGGAACATTTACATCAAGTGCAACAGCACCAACATCACCTGCTCAAGGGGATCGATGGGTTAACACCACAGATGCTGTTTTATACACATACTACCAAACAGCTTGGGTGCAGTTTAATAATTAAGGATATTTAATATGACTTGTTTTTACGATGCTGTATATAAAGACGCTAGAGGTACGCAAGTATCTGATACATCTGTAAAAGTTCGTAGTGCCCCAAATAAATCTTTAAATTTTTATATAAGAGGTATAAGTGTTGTTAATATAAGAAGTACAAACTTTCAACAAACTCATCAAGGTCCAGCACCTACTAACGCTAGCAGTTATGGAATAACAGGAAGCCCAATATCTGGCCACGGCTATAATGACGGAACTTTTGCATTTGCTTTAGGGGGCGGGCCAGAAGATTCAACTCGATACTTTTTATTTGATTTCATAGAGCTAGACTGCAACGAGGGCAGCACAGACTACACACTAAATTTTAATTCAACCCCAGCAGGAACATACATTGTAGAGTTTCGAGGGCCATCCACAATATTATTCTTTACCGTTATTGTAGAGCCAACACTTGCATTACAAGGAGATAATTATTGCGTCAGTGATGCTGGTGCGAGTAGAGCTAACGGATCGTACACTTTAAATAATGGAGTTTACGAAAACTTAGCTGATCCTAATATTACAATAGAATGGGATGCCTCTAGGTGGGTTATAAAAGAAGGTAATTTTTGGTTATATAGCAACACCACAGGGCAGCAGAGTGCGGTACCTCTTACAGGGTGGACAGCAGCGTATGGCACAGGAACACCTACGCTATACCACACAGAGTGCATTGCAAATAATTATTGTGTTTCTGGTGCTGGGGCAAATTGGTTCAATGGAACATATGTTAGAATAACCCCATCATCTGGGGCGACAGTAGAGTTTGAAAAAGTTGGACAAACTAATTTAAGAATTGCTCGGTCGAGTGGCGGGGGTTGGCTTATTTATAATAATATAAGTGGAGGTGGAAACTCATACTCACATGTTAATTTTGGAAATTCTGCTACTCCCCCACTTACTGGTTGGAATGTGGTAAATAGTAGTCATGCACCAGCCCCAACAATAGTTTCAGGATCTTGTACATCACCTACACCAACTCCTACACCTACACCAACACCTAGTCCAACTCCAACATCAACACTAAGCCCATGTTTAGCACCAGCAAACACAAACACAGGCCCATTCTTTTTCCCAACTACAAAAGCAACAAACGACATTTACAGCTTTGCAGGTAGAGCATGGTATTGGAACAGCTACGCATGGCACAGGTATTGTATGTCTCCAACACCCACACCTACTCCAACCCCAACACCTACGCCAACGGTCACATCAATTTCACCAACCACAGGCACTACGGCAGGTGGAACAAGTGTAACAATAACTGGAACTAATTTAACAGGTGCAACTGCTGTAACTATAGGTGGTGTTGCAGTTACTAATCTTGTTGTTGTTAGCTCAACAAGTATTACAGCAACTACAGCAGCTAAAACTGCTGGAACTGCAAGTGTGTTAGTTACAACTTCAGGTGGTACTAATGCAGCTAACACATTGTTTACTTACGAAACTCCGGTAACTTTAATAGACCCTCGTTGCGTTTCTGGTGCAGGTACTTCAGCAGCAAATGGAGTTTATACTTATAATGCAAGCATTGGTTTTAATTCTGGTGGGTGGGAAAAAGTTGGAAGCCCTACTACATATTTTTATTATGATTACGACAGCGACAGATTTAGGCTCATAAGTGGGAATTCTACTCTTTATGGTGGAAATAATTACCAATTGAATCCAATTCTAGCAACTTGGAGTGTTATTTCTGGTGCATCCCCAGCACCAACAATAACTGGCGGTGATTGTACAACTGCACCTTTTGTTACATCTGTTAGCCCTACTAGTGGTTCTATTGCTGGCAATAGGTCAATAACAATAACAGGATTTAAATTTACTGGGGCAACTTCTGTTACTATTGGGGGTGTTGCTGCAACTAATGTTACTGTGGTTAATGCAACTACCATTACCGCCAAGACTCCGGCCGGAACTACTGGAAATGCAAGCGTTTTAGTTACCACACCAAATGGTACAAATCCTGCTAATACACTTTACACCTACCTAAATAATGTTTGCGTGGCAGGTGCTGGCACTACAACTTACAACGGCACATATGAAATCTTAGATAACGGAAATTATCAAAAAACAGGAAGCCCTTCTATAGCAATTTATTTTGATAGCGAATACAGCGAATGGGTTTTTTATAGTTCTGATGTTGGTTATTACGCATCCGGTAGTTCTACTACACTACCTTTAACTGGATGGATTGTTTATGGTAATGGTACTGCCCCTGCACCAACAATTACAGTAGGAGCATGTAGCTAATGTCAAGACCTTGCACATGTAATAATGTAATTCCTAATAGCACTTGGGATAACACACAGTGCCAACTTTGTTGGCATTACCACCATAACACAAGGGTAAGGGCAGCTTGGGATAATGACGAGCCAATACAAGTTCCACCTATGTTAGAACAAGCTAGCTCTTTAATATCCTCTGTTACAAGTTGGGGTTTCTCAGGGTGCAAAAGAGTACCTTTAGAAGTGCATGAAGATAGGCTTCATATATGTGCAAACTGTGAATTTAAAAAAGACGAAAAATGCGGAGTTTGTGGCTGTTTTTTAAAACCTAAAACTAGCTGGATTACTGAAAAATGCCCCTTAGGGAAATGGAGCGAATATGACCCCACAAGACTTACCCCCAATTGAACTTTTAGAGGATATTTTACTACCTTTAAAGTGGACTATTGATAGAATATATTGGTGGGGTTTTAAGGACGGTGTGACTATGGGGGGCGTTGCGTTCTTTGTGTTGTTCCTCTTAACTAACAGGAGAGCATCATGAATAAAGTGATAGGAATGCTAATTTTAGCTGTTGGGCTTATCACAGCCAACGAAGTATATTTTGGACGAATGAAGTTTGACCCTATTCCACTGCTTAAGCCAAAAGTAGCACCAACACCAGTACCAATTAAACCAGACGAACCTAAGCCTAAAAGGCCCTGGGGCACAGACCTAGAAGGCTCAGTTGAGTCTATTACTCTAGGCGGTTCTATCGCGCCTGACGGTTCAACACCACTACAGATTGACTACCCTTTAACACAGCACATTAGCAATATTGGATCTCATGTGGATGGTGCGGGTATGTGTGTAATGTCTTCTATAGAAATGGCAGGCAGATGGCAGAATCTAGAGCAGGTGCGTGGCCTAAGAAACTGGTGTGCCAATAAGCCAGGTGGAGGATACCCCTCTAAAGTCGATAAGCAGCTAAAAGAGTACTCTCAGGCACAAAAGATTAGCACACCTGAATATGTGCAATACGAGGGTAAAGAACTAGACCTGCTTAAACTAGCACTTAAGACAGGTAGGTTCCCTGCTGTGACCTACTCAGGGCGCGATAAAGTGCGATATTCTGGCACAATCGCCCACATGGTGTGTTTGGCTCACCTAGATGATAAATG